TCATGCGTGGGGCTCCGCTCCGCGCAGGCCGAAGCCGAGGCCGCCGCGGGGGACGGACTGGGCCGAGATGACGGCGGCGGTCGTGGCGGCGCGGTTCACCTCATCCAGCTTCTCCTCGAGCCGGCCGAGCTGCTGCGTCAGTCGCGCATCGAGGTCGCGGATCAGCGACAGCGGTACGTAGGTGCGCGCGACCTCGAGCTTGAAGGCCGCCAGTTCCTCGCGCGCCGCATCGGCCGCGCGCGCGGCGTCGGACGGTGCCGGTGCGGGCGGGCGCGGCTCGGGCTTGTCCGCGAGTTCGCGGCGGAGCTGCGTGACCATCCACATCAGCACCAGCGCCAGCGGGGCATCCGCCAGCGCGGTGACGAGCGGCGGCGGGATGTCGGCAAGCATGGCTGTCACTCCTTGCAAACGGGGCGTGCCTTGAAGGCCCGCACCTGCGAGCCCACCCTTCCGGCGCCGCACGACGACTCCGGGACCATGTGGAAAGAGCCCTATCTCGAGACCTGCTGCCGCTCGGCGCTGCACCGGCTCACCCTGGTGGGGCCGGCCGGCCGGCCCGAGGGCCTGAAGGACGGCCCCTGCCTCGAGCGGCTCTCGGGCATGGGCCTCGCGCGGCAGCGCACCGACGGGCGGTTCGAGATCACGCCGGCCGGCGAGACGCGCCACGCCAGCGAGATCCTGCGGAAAGCGGGGTAGGGTCGGGCCGGACGGCTGCTGCCGCGGGGAGGGCAGCGCCCTTCCCGCAACAGCCGCCAGCGCCCGCCTACCCGCCGCGCCAGCCCGGCAGCGGGCCGCGTGGCGGCAGCAGGGGCAGGCGCACCGGTTCGCTCGCCAGGCAGCCGGCCACGGCATCCAGCGCATCGTCGCGCGCCCCCGCCGCCTCCGGCCGCCAGGCGGCCATCTCCTGCGGGAAGCGCGTGCGGAACACGCTCTCATGCGCCGAGAGGCGGCGGCCGGCGAGCACGGGATCCAGCGCGCCGAGGATGCGCTGCACCTTCGGCACGCGGCTCGCCACCTCCTTCACCGCGCAGGAATGGCCGATGCGCGACAACTCCTGCCGCAGCAGGCCGGGCAGGAAGCCGCCGATGCCGTTGGTCTCGACGCGCACCACCGGCAGCAGCAGGTCGCGCAACAGCGTCGCCACGGCACGGCATTGCTGCGTCGCCGGGTCGAGCGGCGCGCCCGGATCGTGCGTGACGTAGAGCAGGCGGTGCAGGTAGTGCCGCCCCCCGGCATCGGCGAAGGTCGCGGCGACCGCCGAGGCATCGCCCTGGCCCGGCCGGCCGAAGGCGGGATCCCACCAGGCGCCGCCCGAGACCAGCCGCGTGCCCATCAGGGTCAGCACGCTGCGGCCGTTCGCCTCGCGGTATTCCGGCTCCTCGCGGTAGCGCGCGATCAGCGCGGGGTCGAGGCGCGCTGCCTCCTCCGCCACCGGCTCCAGCAGCATCTGCCGCCGGAAGGCGAGCGGGCCGACGCGGTCGCGCAGCTTCGCCACCGCCTCCTCCGGGAAGCGCTCGGGCCAGGCGCTGCGGCCCTGCGCGTCCAGCAGCGGCACGGCCAGGCGCCGGTAGCCCGCGAGGAAGGCGTCCGGGCCCTCGGCGTAGAGGCTCTCGGTGCAGTGCGGCGTGCCGACGAACAGCACGGTGCCGCCGGGGACGAGCACGAATTCCGCCTCGGTCAGCCGCTCGCGCAGGTCCTCGCGCTTGGCCGGGGTGTCGCAGTTGCCGGCGACCTCCACGTCGTCGCAGATGATCAGCTCCGCGCGTGCGCCGGTGATGTTGCCGCCGATCCCCGCCGCCATCATCGAGGCGTCGCGCAGCACCGCCTCGCGCGCCACGGTGAAGCGGTCCGCCGCCCAGGAGCCCTCGCCGTAGTCGGGCAGCAGCGCGCCGCAGAGCGGATGGCGCGCAAGGATGCGGCGCACCGTCGCGACCATGCGCGTGGCCAGCGCGTGGTCGGCGGCGAGCACCAGGATGCGCGTATCCGGCGCGCGGTAGAGCGTCCAGGCGCAGAACAGGCCCACCAGGGTGGACTTGCCGGCGCCGCGGAAGGCCATCAGCAGCAGTCGGCGGTCGTCGGCGGCCAGCGAGGCCTGCAGCCAGCGCAGCACGCGGCGGTGCAGGTCCGGCGTGGCCAGCCGGGCGCGTTGGTTCCAGATCCAGGCGAATTCCAGCAGGTCCGCCGGGGTTTCGGTCACGATTTGTTCTCGTGCGCGAGCGCGGCGCGGGCCGCGGCGAGAAGCTCGGCCTCGCTCGGCTCGGACGGCACGGCAGGCCCGGACGCGCCCGTCAGCTCGTCCAACCGTGCGAGGTTCTCGGCAGCTTCGCGCGCGGCCGCCAGGCGCGCAAGGTAACGCTTCGGATCCTCGGTCGCCGTGTCGGCGAGGAAGTCGAGGAAATCCGCCTGCAGCTTCGCCCGCGCGCGGTCCACCATTTCCCTCGGCAGGGCGGCGACGGGGCCCGCGGGCTTGTCGGAAGCCTTGCGTCCGCGCTTCATGCCTTCAGCACCCGCACGCGCACCGTGCCCGAGCCGAGGTCGAGCGCCCCGCCGCTGCGGTTCCAGGCGGTGACGGTGACCGTGTCCTGCGCGCCGATCTGGGCGAGGAAGACGAAGCCCGAGGTGGAGAGCGAGAAGGCCGCCTGCACGAAGTCGCCGGGCCGCGCGCCGCTGACCGTCACGCTGGTCTGCGCGCTGCCGCCGCCCGCGATCGAGGGCGGATCCCAGCCCTGCTCGGCGATCAGCTCCCGCGTGCCGTGGCGCAGGTCCGGCAGGCCGTAGAGCACCGCCGGCGCGTGGCGCGGGTCGCAGCAGAGCCGCAGGGCACGCACCTCGTAGTCGGCGCTGATGCGCGCGAGCCCGATCACGGCATAGCCCACCGCCGAGGAGAGCTGCACCGCCTGCAGGCGCGTCAGCGTCGCGTCTTCCATCACGGCCGCGCCCTGCCACCAGCGTGCGGCGGCGTTCCACTGCACCGACTGGCCGGAAGCCAGCACGGCCTGGCCGGCCGCATCCGTCAGCAGGTTCATGTCCTCGTCGAAGGTCATCACCATCAGCCGCGGCGCATCGGCATCCACAGCCAGCGCGAAGTGCTTGCAGCGGCGCGCATCCACCACGAAGCCGAGCGCGCGCCCGCCACCCATCACCACGCCACGGTCGTTCAGCCCGAAGGCGTCCAGGCCGGGGAAGCAGAAGTCCCGCAGCAGCGCCGGCGAGCCCGCGACGTTGGAGGAGAGGCAGGCGAGCTTCTCGAACCCCGTCTCGGATGCGTTCCAGCGGATGGCGGCGGCGCGCAGGTTCGGCACCGCGGCGATCTCGCGCATCGCCTCGAGATGCGGCGCGGCCTGGTGCAGCGCGCGCACCGCGCCGCCGAGGCGGGTGGCGTCGGCGGTGTGCTCGATCTCCACCTCGTAGCCCTGGCTTGCCCAGGCAACCTCGTAGAGGTGGTCCTGCGCACCCGCGGTGTGGCGCGCCACGAAGCCGCTGCAGCCTTCCATGCGGATCGCGCGGGCGATGACGGCGCGGCTGTTCACCTCGCAGAGGAAGGGGATGCCGTTGATCGGGCGGTCCTTCGCGTTCAGCTCGAAGTTCGGGCCGTCGAAGACGTGGCGGTTGTGCGCGACATAGGCGCCCGGCGCCGCGGAGAGGCGGATCCCGAAGCGGTCCTTGTCGGTGTGCACCGTGCTGCCCACTGCGAAGTGGCCGCCATAGTAGCGGATCGAGGTGTTCCACGCGGCGGCCGTCGCGGTGTGCACATCGAGCCCGATGCGGTTGTTCACGAAGCGGCCGAGGTGCAGCGTGGTGTCCTCGAAGCCGCGGCCGTCGCCGAGCGTGCGCAGGCCGATGGTGAAGCCGGTGACCTCCCGCACCTCCACGACGCTCGCATCCAGGTTGCGCAGCAGGAGCCCGATGTCGTTCTCGTCGTTCCAGTCGGCCTGGCTGGCGCGCAGCACGGTCAGTCCGGTCAGGATCTTGTTCGCGTTGCGCGCCGAGCCGCCATCGCCGATCGTCAGCGCCGCGGCGCCGCCAAGGCCGGCGTAGAGGATGCGCCCGCGCATGACGAGGCCGGCAGCCGCGCCCGGCAGCGTCAGCGGCAGGGTCGTGCGGAAGATGCCCTCGCCGACCAGCAGCACCTTGCCCGCGGCGGCGGCGGCGTTCATCGCCGCCTGCAGGGCGGGGCCGTCATCCGCGATGCCATCGCCGGTGGCGCCGAAGTCGCGCGCCGAGAGGCGCTCGGCCATCTTGTCCTCGGCGGTGCGCGGCACGGCGCCGGGGAAGGGCGCGGTCATCAGGCCCGAATCGCGCGGGAAGACCACGAGGTCGCCGCTCGAATCGAAGCCCAGCAGCCGGTTCGCCCGGACGGGGCGCAACGGCAGCGTCAGCCTGCCGCCGAGCTCCGCCGGATCCTGGCGCACCGATTGCGCGATGTCCTCGCGCTGTTCCTGCTGAACGGCGACGAGGCGGTCGAGCTCGTCGTTCAGCGTGCGGGCGCGCAGCAGCCCGTTGTCCTGGAAATCGGTGACGCGCGCCACGCGCATGCGGCGGCGGAGCGTGACCGTCTCGCCAGCGGCGGGTGGCGCGGCAAGGGCGACGTTGCCGCCTTCGCTGGCGCCGGCGCCCGAGACGGCAAAGCCGCCGGCGAGCACGACACCGCCGACGCGTAGCTCCAGGTCGTCGGCGTCGAAGATCGGGAAGGGAAAGGCGAAGTCGGTGCGCGTGCCATCGCCGAGATACTGCACGCGCGGGGCGACATCGCCGATGCGGATATGCTCGGCCATGGGGGGGCTCCGGATGTCGTGGAGGGAAGGGCGGCGGACGCGGCTATTCGAGGAGGTTGCGCAGCGCGCTGCCGAAGCTGGTGCCGGCCCGCAGCCAGGGCGTCAGCGAGCCATCGTCGTTCAGCAGGCTGCGTCGCCCGGCGGCGAGACGCGCGGAGAAGACCGCATCGGAATCGGCCTGCGCCGCGGCCGCGTCGCGCTCGAGCCCCGCGGTCAGCGCGGCGGCCGAGCCCTCGTCGGGCTGCACGCCGCCGGCGGCGAGCCGGGCGCGGGCGGCGGCGACGGTGCCGGCCAGCCGCGCGTCCCGTGCGCGACCCTCCGCGGCCTGCTGGGCAGCCACCTGCTGGGTGCGCGCCGCCTCCTGCGCCTGCGCCGCCTGCTGTTGCTGGCGCGCCTGCGTGGACTGCGCCTGCGCCTGGCGCGCGGTGGCGTAGAGCGACGCGCCGGCGCCCACCAGCGTCGCGATCGGGGCGATCTGGGCCATCACTCGTTCATCCTCGTATCGGTGGTGACGGACAGCAGCGTGAGGGGCAGCGGCGTGTCGCCCTCCACGCGCCAGAGCGGCGCCATGGCGTCGCGCCGCCAGCCCAGCCCGCGCAGCGTGACGTCGCCGGTGAAGGCGGGGGGCGCGGCGTCCAGCACAGCGGTGTCCAGGCGGCGGAAAGGCACCGGCTGCACGCCGCGGCCGAGATCCACCGAGAGCGCCGGCGTCGTCAGCAGGCGGAACGTCACCGAGACCAGCCGCAGCGGCGCCGCGCCCGAACCCGCGCCGGTGGCGAGTTGCGGCGGCAGCGGCTCGATCACATGGGCGAAGGGCAGCCCGGCCTGCACGCCGGTTGCCGGTGGATCGAGCGCGATGCGCCCGGCCGCAACCGTGGCGGTGCCGCGCGGCGCGCCATCGGCCAGCACCGTGACCGTGCGCGCTTCCAGATGGTCCAGCCCGACCCATTCATCCCGCGGCGCGGTGGCGGCGCCCGACAGCGCGGCATCGAGATGCAGCGCCGGGTCGAACACCTCCAGCCTGTGCTGGCCGGCGCGCTCCACCACGGCGAAGACCTGGCCATCGGTCTCCGCCACGGCGCGGAAGGCGCCGTCGGTCTCCTGCCGGGTCCAGGCGATCACCTGCTCGGCGCGGTAGAGGGTGAGCGTCGCGATCGCGCCATCCGCCATCACCAGGTGCAGCAGACGCGCCGTCTGGTCGTAGGCCATCGAGACGGGGCGCTGCACCAGGTGGCGCGCCACCAGAGCCAGGTCGTTCGCCTGATAGGCCTCGCCGACATCAGTATAGGCGAATTCGTGCACCGCGCGGCCCGAGCGCGCGACGAAGACGGTGGAGCCGTCCACGTCCACCGGCGGCACCATGCGGTTCACCGCGCTGCCGACCCGCGTCTGCCGGCGGAGCTGGATGGAGCTCGGCGTCAGCGGGTCGCCGGTCACCATCCACTCGGCGCCGGAGGTGAAGACCTGCAGGTGGCGGCCCGAGAAGACGGCACGGATGGCGTTCACCTGGTCCGACATCAGGGCGAACTCGATGCCTTCGTCGTCGAGGCCCGTGCCGGGGTCGAAGTCGCCGAGGTCGCCGGTGCGCGACAGCCAGAGCCGGTTCGGCAGATCGCGCGAGCCGCCAAGCACCAGCCGCGCCTGGTGAAAGCAGGCCGAGACCGGCCAGCCGCGCACGGCGCTGAAGGCGCTTTCCTCCCAATCCTCGACCGCGGCCATGTCCGGCAGCGTCTCGTCGAGCACCGCCGTGGCGTTGCGCGGGCCGGCGACGCCGGTGACGCGCAGGCGCTTGCCCTTCAGCCGGAAGCGCACGCCGAGATGACCGGGCACGAAGAGGTCGGCCGAGGCCACGAGGTTGACGGTGCCGGCCAGGCCGCTCGGCGTGATCGTCGCGCCCGGCACGAAGCGGTGGAACGGCTCCCGCGTGAAGGCGAAATCCGTCATGGTCCAGGCGGTGTGGCTGCTGCGCGTCAGGCGCTTCGGCGGCATCTCCGGATGGAACAGCAGCAGCGTGTCGGCATTCTGGGTGAAGGCGATCTGCGGCAGCATCGCCGCGGTCCAGGGCGCATCGAGCTGCGCGACCTGCGCCTCGTTCATGAAGACGTAGAGCACGCCGGCAGCGAGGACGAGCAGGTAGGTCTGCTCGGTGTTGAACTCGAAGGGGATCAGGCGGGCGGGACCGCCGAGCATGGCAAGGTGGCGCAGCCCGGGGCGACGGGCGACGCCGCCGGTCGGCTGAATGACGACGTTGCGCAGGCGACGCGCGCCGTTCTCGAAGGCGCGCAGGTCGCCGCGGCCATAGAGCTCGGGTGCGAGCTCGCCGGCGGCGAAGCTCGTCTTGGTGCGGCGGGTGGCGGCGGGCATGGCGCTCAGCCCCGCACGTCAACCAGCGGGAAGCCTTCGATCGCGCGCGGCGTGTCCTGCTGGCTGTCCACCTGGCGTGCGCCGCGGAGCTCCTGCTCGGCCAGGCGGAACAGCACCTCGGCGCGAGACGCGCTCTCGGTCAGCGGCAGGCAGAACTCGGCGGCGAGGCGCGCGACGAGGGCGGCGGCGAAGAAGGGCGGGAAGGCGCTCTCGTCGGGGCGGAAGACGTAGGTGAGCGTCACCTTGTCGCTGTCCGCGTGCAGGCGGCCTTCATGGATGCGGTACGGGATGCCCCGCCCGCGGCCCGCGCCGCCGGCCGAGAGCGCGCGCAGGAAGCCCGGCGGAAGCTGGAAGGCGTGCGCGAAATCGGCGTGGGGCTTCGCGGCGAGGCGCGCCAGATCCGCCTGGCCGGTCGCGAAGGACCAGGGATGGGCGGAGAGCAGCGCGTCGCGGATGCCGGGATAGAGATTGGCGGCGACCTCGGCCTCGGCGGAGCCCTCGGTCAGCGAGGCGATCGGCTGCGCGCCCAGGCGCAGCAGGGCGCGCGAGCAGAGCGCGAGGGCGGTGAGGGACATGGTGTCGGGTTCCGCTGCGATGGTGTGTGCGGGGGCGGTGCGAGGCCCCCACCCCGACCCTCCCCCGCAAGCGCGGGGGAGGGGGAAGCTGGCGCGGCTGTTCGGCCGCGCGCATCCGCGCGGCTATCCGGCCGCGCGCATCCGCGCGACTACTCGACCGCGCGCATCCGCACGGCTACTCGACCGCGCGCATCCGCACGGCTACTCGACCGCGCGCATCCGCACGACGCCGGTGTCGTCCACCAGCACCGCGCCCTGGCTCATCATGTTCGCGACGAAATGCGCGGCGCGGTCGCCATGCCAGGTGACGTCGGTCTGCACCTCGGCCGCCGCGGCATGGCCGATCGCCGTCTTGTGGTAGAAGTAGCAGTAGCGGAGCGCGCCGGACTTGGTCAGGCCGGAATGCGGCATCCACATCGCGCCCAGCCAGCGCTTCGCCTGCGTGCCCTTCCAGGGCAGCTCGTCGGCACCGACATACTCCGAGGAGGCGAACTCCTCGATCTGCAGGAGCTGGCTCCACTGCTTCCAGCCGACCACGGCGTAGCGGTTGCCGTCATCCGGCACGTCGGCCGCACCCATCATCTCGAAGGCGAGCAGCACCTTCGCCTTGGTCAGCCCGTCGCTGTCCGTGGTGCCGGCCGCGGTCCCCAGCGCCTCGCGCGTCGCGGTGTCGAGGGCGGCGATGATCAGCTCGTCCGTCTTGCGGCCCAGCGCGTAGGCGCCCGCATTGGCGATCACCTCGCGCTCGTCGAGGTTCGTCTTCAGCTCGTCCAGCCGATCCACCCAGTCGCCGGCATAGTAGTCCTGCAGGACGCACTCGACCTGCGCGTGGTCGAGGTTCATCACCGGCACCGTGCCGTGCCGCGTCTTCGCCGCGGCCGTGCCCTTGCCGACCTTCGGGAAGAACGTGCTGGTGCCGGTCACGCCGGTCTTGCTGCGCACCGTCGGGCGCAGCTTGGACCCGTGGCGCTGATAGGCCTCGTGCACCTCGGCCTGGAACTGCTTGGTGAAGACGGCGTCGATCTGCGTGCTGCTCGGCATCGCGGATGTCCTCTGTCGTGTCGGTTGCGGGATGCGCGGGGCGCGGCGTTGACCCTGGGCGGGGCGCCGGCCCGGCGCGGCGTCCGCAGGCCCGGCATGCGGGTTCCCTGCGGGCGAAGTCGTCGGGGCGGGCGGGAGCCGGGAAGCGGCTCGACCGCCCGCCCCTGGCCGCCGCGCACGGGGATGCGCGGCGGCGTCCGGCGCCTCGACCGAAGGGGGCGGGAGGCGCCGGAAGGCGTCAGGCGGACTGCTCGCCGACCAGGCGGCGGAAGCCCTCCGTCACGCGCTTCACGAAGTCGGGCTCGCGCGTCCGCCAGTAGCGCGGGTCGCGCATCATCTTGCGCAGCTCCGCCTCGTCCGGCGCCGCCTCGGCCGTGGCGTCGCGCGCCAGCGGCGGCTCCTTCGCGGCCATCATGCGGTGCAGGGCGACCACGCCCTCCGCCGTGGAGGAGAGAGCGGCGAAGACGGCGTCGGGCAGGTTGGCGCGTCCCCAGGCCGCGATCTGCGGCGCCAGGCGGCGGAAGCGCTCCTCGCCGCCGAACTCGGCATGCAGGCGCTCTCGCTGCTTGCCGGCCTCGAACTCGGCGGCCGCCTCGGCGATCAGCGGGAGCAGGCGCTCGGCCGCCAGGTCGTAGACGAGCTGCGCCTGGCGGCAGGTGAAGCCGGCCTCGTGCAGGCGGCGGTTCACCTCCGGATCCGGGCCGCACATGTCATGCGCGGCGTCGATCGCGTAGCCCTCCGGCGAGTCGGGCACGCCGATCACCTTCCGCCAGCGCGCGCGCTCCTCGTCCGGCGCGTCGTCGCCGGGCGGCGTTACGCGGCGCGACATCGCCCGCTCCAGCTCGAGATAGGACTTCAGCAGCGCCTCGACGCGCAGTGCGCCGGTGGCTGGATCCCGGAATTTTTCCGGAATGTCGAACTTGCCGGCGTCCAGCTTGGCGTCTGCCGGCGCCACGTCGAGAAGATCCTCGAGCATGCCGTGCCTCACTCCTGGTCGGGGGTTTTCGTGGTCACAGGGGCTTCCGGCCGGAGGATTTCCGGTGGAGCGCCCAGCGTGCGGGCCAGCCAGCGCGCCGCCGCGCCGGCGTCCAAGGTCGCCTTCGCCTCGGCCCCGAGCGCGCTGGCGGCCTCGAGGAAGAGCAGCGTGTCAGCCGCGTCGGCGCGGCCTGCACGCGCGCCAGCGGCGAGGCGTAGACGAGGCGCACCTCGCGCCCATCCAGCACCAGCGAGGGGATCTCCCCGCGCCGGCGCAGGATGGACAGGCAGCGCGCGACCAGCGGCGTCAGCAGCTCGGCCTGCAGGCGGCCATAGGTGGCGCCGAGCAGCCGGGCCGAGGCAGCCGCGCGTTCCAGCACCTCGGTCGCCGTCATCGCCGCCTTCTCCGCCTGCGCGATGCGGTCGGCGAGCAGCGCGCCGCGGATGCGCGCGCGCAGGTCCTGCAGCACGATCTGCGACACGTCGAAATTGCCCGGCGCGGCGAGCGGCGTGAGCCCGGCCGAGCCTGCCGCCTTCGGGATGATGGCGCCCGGCACCAGGCGGATCGTCGCCGGGTTCAGCACCCCATCATCCTCGGCCTGCCAGATGCCGGTGGCGGCGATCGAGGCGTTCTTCAGGATCAGCTCGACCACCTTGTTGGCGGTGCGGATGTCCGGCAGGGCCTTCGCGACCGGGCCGCGGCCATAGGTCTCGCCGGGCAGCTTCAGCCAGCGGAAGGCGACGAAGGGGCTTTCCGAGAAGCGGCCCTCGGAGAGGATCGTCGGCGCGCCGCCATCGGGCTCGAGCACCGCCGCGAAGCGGTGGCCGAGGCGCGGGTCGGGCCAGGCGGCCTCCACCACGCGCAGCTTCGCCTCCTCCTCGCCGCGCCGGGCCGGCGGCAGCGCGGCGTTGGGCCAGCGGGCGCGGATCTCGCCGGCGGTCAGGCGCAGGCTGCGGAAGACGGTGTCGAGCCGGCCGGAGGCGCCTTCCTCCAGCACCGCCTCGCGCAGCGGCACGGCGCGGAAGCGCAGCGCGGAGGCCTCGCCGGGCGGCGCCTCTTCCACCAGCACCAGGCCGGTGCCGGCGACGACGAGGTCGAGGAAGGCCTGGTGCAGCTCGAGCGCGAAGTTCGAGCGGTCGAGATGGCCCTGCAGCACCTCTGCCGCATCGGCCAGGGTCGTGGCCAGCCTCCGCTGCGTCGCATCCGGCAGGCCGCGCGCCGGGGCGAGGGCGAACCAGCGCGACCATGGCGGCGCGAGCTCGGCCAGCAGCGAGGCCGCAAGCTGCTCCGCCGCATCGGCGGCCGTGGCGTCGAACAGCGGCGGGTTGCCGGGCGGCGGCAGCGCGTGGTCGTAGCAGTCCTGCCAGGTCGCTTCGAGCGGGCGACGCCGCGCGGCGGCGCGGGCGTGCCGCGCCAGGATTTCCTCCGGTCCCATCTCGCTCACTCCCCGAGCAGCGTCTTGCGGGTGGCGAAGGCGGGGGTCGGGGCGAGCACGCCGCGCTCGCCGGTGGCGATGGTGCCCGCCAGGCCGCGGCGGGCGCGCTCCACCGCCTTGATGGGCGCCTCGCGGCCCGCATCCTCGGCGGCGGCGCCACTCTCCGCCGCGGCCTGCGCAACGGTGGTGGCCTGCGTCGCGGCGGGCGGCGCCTCGGCCACCACGGGCTTCGGCGCGCGGAACATGCCTCCCATGCGCGGGTCCTTCGGTCTGGGGGAAACGGGCCGCCCCGGCTGGCCCGAAAAAGGTGAAGGCCCGCCCGGGGGAGCCGGGCGGGCCTTCGAGGGGAGGCCGGGGAGGAGGATGCCGTGGGACGCAATTCGCCCCGTGGCGAAGCGGTTATGGACCGGCCTCAGCCGGCGGTCAAGATTTTTTTCCTAGACGCGCGGGATTCCGTTGCCGCCTCGCCGCCCAGCGCGCGGAACAGCCCGTAGGGCGTCAGTGCGAAGGGTGCATCCGGGCCGAGCAGCGCCCGGCACAGGCCGACACAGGTCAGCGGGCTCAGGTTCGGCAGGCGCTGCGCGCGCGGCGCGCCGGGTTCGAAGGGGCCGAGCACGGCGAGCCCCGCGCGGCGATAGAAGCCCGGCAGGTCGAAGCCGGCCGGCACCGGCAGGCGAGCCACCAGCAACCGGCCAGAGAGCGGCTCCAGCACGGTCCAGCCGACCTCGTCGCCCAGCGCCGCGAAGCAGTGCCGGAAACCGGGCCGGAGCAGGTGCAGCCAGGCCTGGTCGGCCTCGCCCCCGAAGGCGAGCCACAGATGCTGGCCAGGCCCCGTCTCCGTCAGGCGGCGATGCGCCAGCCGGGTCACGCGCGCGACCCGGGGAAGGGGATCACCTCCGCGCCATCCGGGGGCGTCATGCCGCGCATCGGGCCGGCGACGATGCCCTTCTGGCGCAGCGGGAAATCCAGGCGGTCCATCGCCTCCCGCCACAACCGGAGGTCGCCCCGCTCGGAGGGCACGCGCGGGCTGGGGGCGGTGCCGCGCTCACCCCAGATACGCATGATGCGCGCGTGCTGCAGCTCGATCCGGCGCTGGCGGTAGAGGCGGTCGAGCACCTTCACCACGTCATCGGGCTCGCAGGGGCGCACCACGCTGCCGCGCGCGGCGGAGAGCCGGGCGCCGTCGCGCCGGGCGATCAGGGCGGACATGGTCCAGAACCAGGCGTCCTCGGCGCTGGCGAAGGGCTCGGCCTTGGCCAGGCTGGCGAGGATCGGGGCTCGGCCGGGGGAAAGGGACATCGGGGGGATCCTTCCGCGTTTCCGAACAAATCGGGAACGTAGGGAGGTTAACGCTCTCCACCCATGGTTGCAAGGCACAAGTTCCTATTGCTTCCCGATTCGAAACCTAGGATGTCATGCCCACGGGTACATGCCATATGGGACCGCGAGTCGACGGAGATCTGGCTGTGATGCGGCACGAGGATGTTTGGCGGGCGATCGACGCGCTTGCCGCCGAGCACGGGCTCTCGGCCTCGGGCCTGGCCCGCAGGGCGGGTCTCGACCCGACCGCGTTCAATCCCTCCAAGCGCACCGGGCCGGATGGCCGCTCGCGCTGGCCCTCCACCGAGAGCGTGGCGAAGGTGCTGACCGCGACCGGCACGGGCATCGAGGCCTTCGCCTCCCTCGTCACCGGCGCCCCCGCCCTGCCGCGTGGCCGTGCCGCGCCGGGCCGGCGGATCCCGCTGATCGGTCTCGCCCAGGCTGGCGGGGAGGGCTTCTTCGACGATGGCGGCTATCCCGTCGGCGGCGGCTGGGACGAGATCTCGGTGCCCGACGTGCCCGACCCGAACTCCTATGCGCTGGAGATCAGCGGCGATTCGATGGAGCCCGTGTTCCGCGACGGCGACGTGGTGATCGTCTCCCCCGGCGCGCCGGTGCGCCGCGGCGATCGCGTCGTGGTGCGCACCCGCAAGGGCGAGGTGATGGCGAAGGAACTGCTGCGGCAATCGGCGCGGCGCGTGGAACTCGCCAGCCTCAATCCCGCCCATCCCGGCTACAGCTTCGGGCTAGATGAGCTCGCCTTCATGCACCGCATCGTCTGGGCCAGCCAGTAG